CCCTACACGACGCTCTTCCGATCTGTAAAAAACCTGCTAGAGGAGCACATCAACAGCTACCTATTACCAGAACTGCACAGCTACAATTTCGAGAACCCAAAGTATAGCCGCTTCGAGTTTGCTGAAATGACCGACGGTATGATCGGCGTACTTAAAGATGCCTTCCTAAAAATCCTCGACAAAATACCTGAAGGCGTGCCTGACTACGTTATCGAGGGTATTGTTGAGCAAATGGCCGACCAGCTCGACATCGAAAAGCCGGACGGCGCCAAGGCCAAGAGCAACGCTATCAGCAAGACAGCCGCGAAGCCTGCCACTCCACAGCCTGCATTACACGACGACCGCAAAGCCACCAACCTGGACGACACCGACCAGCTACGCTGGGCTCGCCCGCTGTCGCCTTTCGAGGAGCGCGTAAACTTTGCTGGCATCGAGAACAAGTACAACCGGCTCGAGCAGGACTTCAAGCGTGCCATCGTTCCTAGTTGGCAGGAGCTTACTGACGATACTACTACCCGCGTCGAGGCTATCATTGCCGGCGGCGACCTCAGTAAAATAAACGACCTTGAGCTTATCAAGGGCGAGGATTACCGCAAACTGCTCGTTCAGATCATGAGCGAAGCCTACAACTACTCAAAGACCGGCGCGGCTGATGAGCTCGAAGTAGCCAGCCCTGCCACTCCGAAAGAGCAAAAAGACCTCGTCGACCAGTACGCCCGCATGTACGTCGACAAACAATACGCCGACCTGGTGTTCAATATCCGTACTGCAGTCAATGAAGCAAAGCGCAACCATGAGCTATCTGAAACCCAGCTCTCCGCTAGCGAGGTGGTCGCTGCCATCGCCGCTATGTTTGCCGGCTTCTTGACCCGCCACGTTGAGGCCGGTGTCTCTGTAGCGGTTGCTGCAGCCATTGGTATGGGCCGCGACACGGTGTTCGAGGTATACCAGGACGACATCGAGAGCTTTGAGTTTAGCGCCATCCTCGACCGCAAAACCTGCCCAATCTGCCGCGACCTGGACGGCTCGGTAGTAGACGCCGACGAGTACCGCAACAACCAGTGGAACCCGCCAGTACACTTCCACTGCCGCTGCCTATGGGTAGCCATCCGCAAAGTCGAGCAAGACAAGCCGCTCGTTACCGGCCTGCCAACAGAGCCAGGAGGCTTCAATACCGCACCGCTTCAGTCGCCGGTGTTTGATTTCTCTATGCAACACAACCACGGAGTGATAGTATAGAATTATGGACAACGTTGTACTATTCGCCGATACTAAAACGCCTATGACTCAGGTGAGCGCTACTACCTACCGGAAGCAGCTCGTTAAGTTTGGCGACTGGGTAGACCCAGTTAACCCAGGCCAAAAGATGACGCTCGATGAAAAGTGGGCCAAGAAAATCGTCGCGAACTTCAACGCAAAACTACTTGATCAAGTGCCTGTCCCCGAAAACCACACCAACGACGTGGCCGCCAATACTGGCGAACTCGTCGGCCTGGAAATAGTGGAGGGCGACGGGCTTTACGGCTTGCTGGAAATCACCAAGAAAGAAACCCAGCTCGCTATCGATGAGGGGCGCACGTTCAACGTTTCAATTAGCTTTGACCGTGACTACCATGATACGAAAACAAACACGGCTCACGGCCCTACGTTGCTTCACGTGGCGTTGGTCAATAACCCATATTTAAAAGGCCTCTCGACGTTCGAGAAAGTCAAATCAACTATTAAACAGATGAGCGAGGCACTTGCGCCGGCACATAGTGCTAGTGTTATAATGCTAAGTGAATCAAAAGCAAAGGAGCTTAACGCCATGTTAGTAACAGTAAAAAACAGTAAGGCATACAAAGTTACCATCAAAGTCAAGGGTGACGACGGTGTCGAAGTCGAGCATGTACTCGAACCAGGTGCAGAAACACAAGTGCCAAAAGACCAGAGCGAGGCTATTCTAGCTTCAATCGAAGAGGCTACTGACCCCGACGCGGATCAGGAAACCGAGGAAGAGAAAAAGGCCCGCGAAGAAAAAGAAGCTGCTGATAAAAAGGCTGCTGAAGATGCGGAAGCTGAGAAAAACAAGGGCAAAACCCCTGAAGAAATCGAAGCTGAAAAAGCCGAGGCCGACAAAAAGGAACTCTCTGAGCTCCGTAAAAAGAACCGTGTGCTTGAGTTCGAGAAAAAGTACGACACCCTCCTGAAGGAAGGCAAGATCGTACCGGCTCAAAAAGCCCAGTTCATGTCCTTTGCTGAAATTGAAAACCAAACTGTCAACCTGTCGGAGGGTAAAACCACTGACTTGGCAGAGCTGCTATTCAACACCTTGAGCGCCGGAAGCAAGGTTGTCGACTTCGATGAGTCAGGTTCCGGTAAAGGCAAAAAGACCGACGACGCCGGTAAAAAGCCATCAGAGAAGCTTTCAGATGAAGAGAGGGCGGGATTGCAAGCCGTCGGATCGAGTCCAGAGAGAATGGATGAACTCGCAGAGAAAGACCCAGTCTACGCTGCCGAGCTCGCAAAAATCGATAATGAAGGTAAGGAGTAATCTACCATGAGCAATATTACTGTTCGTAAAGATGTGCGCCGCCAGGAAGGGAACATTCTCTCTTATCCAGTAGCCGCATCGACAAAGCTTTTTGAAGGAGCTTTGATCGCGTTAAACGCATCCGGTTACGCTGTGAAAGCAGCCGACACCACCAACTTTACATTCGTCGGAGTATGTGACGAAACCGCTGACAACACCTCTGGCTCTGCCGGTGACATCCGCGTAAAGGTATGGACTTACGGCGTCGTTGACGTTGTTGCCAACTTTAGCGCTGCCGCTGCTGATGCCGGTAAAAAGGTTTACCAGCTTGACGACCAAACGGTCGACTTGGCTGCAAACGTAACCAACGATGTCCTGGTCGGTAAAATCGTTGAAGTAGTCAGTGCATCAAAATTAAGGGTTGCAATCACTCCGTTCGCCTAGGCGTCCAGTGATCAAACCATAAACGGAGAAAAATAGAATGAACCCAATTCTGAAAAAAGGCCTGTTGACTAGCTTCTTTGAAGGCTACAACGCCGCTGCACCGCAAGCTGATCGCATTGCGATGCGTGTACCATCGAGTGCACGTTCCGAGGACTATGCTTGGCTCGGCCAGCTACCTCGCATGCGCAAAATGAACGGGGAGCGCATCCCGAACAAGCTTAAAGACTTTGGTTTCACCATCGTCAACGAAGAGTACGAAGACTCTATCGAGGTTAAGCGCGCAGACATCAAGGACGACCAGACCGGCAAGTACGGCCCGCTCGTTCGCTCAATTGGTGAAGCTGCAAAGCGATACCCTGATGAAGTTATCTTTGGTACTTTGCTACCAAACGGCTTCTCTAGCTTGTGTTACGACGGACAGTATTTCTTCGATACTGACCACCCAGTAGGTGATACTGGCTCGACTCAGTCGAACAAAATCACAAGTGCTCTTGACGCCACCGGTTTCAAGGAAGCGCGCACCGCTCTATTGAAGCTTAAGGACGACTACGGTACTCCAGTTAACCAAGATCAGAAGCTTATTCTGGTCGTTCCGGTTGACCTCCAGGGTGCTGCAGAAGACGTCGTGCTTCGCCAGTACATTAGCGGTACTGAGAGCAACCCGCTCTACAAAGCGGCTGACATCGTCGTTAACCCATGGCTTTCCGATACCAATAACTGGTACTTGGTAAACGCTACCGGTACGGTGTTGCCTTTCGTCATCCAGGAACGCGAGTTCATACCTTTCGAGGCACTGGAAGAGGGAAGCGAAAAAGCATGGTGGAACAAGAAGTTCTACTACGGTACATACTGGCGCGGTAACTTCGGTTACGGCCTGTACCAAAAAGCTGTTGGTGCTCTCGTAGCCTAGCAGTGGAGTGTCTGAGGGGGTGGGCATCCGCCCCCTCCTCTCACTAAAGTTCAATAATATTTAGCAATCAAAGGAGACCCTAACCATGTCTGAACAAACGAAAACCTACCGAGTGAAACTATCAAAGACGTTTCACACCCAAGTTGCGCCAGGTACGCGACTATCAAATCTGCGCCACTCACGAGGCGGCGTAACACTCTCAAGCCCTGACCATGTGGAAGAGGTGGTTGAGCTCACTAAAGACCAAGTGGAGGCAATCAAAAATGACCCAGCATTCGAAATCACAAGCGTTAAGTCGGATGAAGGCAGCGATTCAAGCCAGGGAACTGGCCGACGCACAAGCAAACCAGCTGCCAACACCGCTGAAGGTCAAGGTGGCACGCCTGCGCCTGAGACTACTACACCGCCGCAAGGTGATGGCAGTGGCGCTCCGGCAGGCGAAGGTACGTCTACTGAAGGCCAGGGCGAGGGCGAAGGCTCAACGCCAGCATCAGAATTACCTGAAGACGACGGCAAGGGAGCAGGCGAGGGTGAAGGCGAAGGCAGCCAGGACGGGCCTGTAGTACTTGACGAAGCCGCTCTAAAGGCTCTCAAGAAGGGTAACCGCGACGGTGCCGTTGCTGCTGCAACCGAACGAGGCATTGAAGTTACTGATCAGGACACCAAAGCTCAGATCGTCGACAAAATCGCAGCCAGTCAAGCTGTTTAATAGGGAGTAATCCGTATGAGCGCCGTTAACTATATCACTCTAAAAGACATCAGGGTCGAGG